AGAGCGCTGGTGGAATACACCTAAAAAGGTATTTGATATGCAAAAGCCAATCGATATGTTTGAAGTTGATTCTGAACGAGTAAGAGACTATATTATGAAATGTGCACGCTTTTAATAAAGGATAGACGATGAGCTTTTTTAGAGACTTAGTGGAGACTATTAAAGATGAGGATACTTGTATTGCCGCTGACGGCAACGGTAGTGCTGAGTTTGGTGGTTTTATTGATACTGGCAGCTATATTCTCAACGCTGTTCTCTCTGGTAGCCTCTATGGTGGCGTACCTGATAACAAAGTTACTGCTTTTGCAGGAGAGTCCGCTACTGGTAAAACTTTCTTCGTACTTGGTGTCGTTAGAGCCTTCCTTGACAAGAACCCAGCCGGAGGAGTCGTCTACTACGACACCGAAGCAGCCGTAACGAAACAGATGATGGAAGATCGCGGTATTGATACTAACCGCGTTATTATTGCTGAGCCAGACACTATTCAGAAGTTTAAGACTCATGCACTTAAGATGATTGATGCATACGATAAGCAGCCAGAAGACAAGCGTCCTCCTATGATGTTTGTGCTTGATTCATTAGGTCTGCTATCTACCTCTAAGGAAATGGAAGATAGTCTGGAAGGTAAAGATACTCGCGATATGACTAAGTCGCAGGTTATTAAAGCAGCCTTCCGCGTTCTTACATTGAAGCTTGCTAAAGTTCGTATCCCAATGCTAGTCACCAACCACGTCTATGAAATGGTTGGCTCTTATGTTCCTACAAAGGAGGTATCAGGTGGTTCAGGGCTCAAATATGCTGCCAGCACTATTGCAATGCTCAGCAAAAAGAAAGAAAAAGACGGAGACGCAATTATTGGAAACATCATTAAAGTCAAGATGTATAAGTCCCGTCTATCAAAAGAACACGGAATCGCAGAAGTGTTACTTACTTACGACAAGGGCCTTGACCGCTACTACGGTCTCCTAGACTTGGCTGAGAAGTATGAAATCATTAAAAAGTCATCTACCCGCTATGAATTACCAGACGGTCGTAAAGTATTTGGCAAAGAGATTAATCGTAATCCTGCTGAGTATTTTACTGCTGAGATTATGGAACAGCTTGAAGAAGTAGCTAAGAAAGAGTTTAGTTATGGATCAAACACAATAACAGAAACTGATGATTGAAAATACAATCTTTAATAACTTAGTCTTTAATGAAGAGTTTGCAAGAAAAACTCTTCCTTTTTTAAAGGCAGACTATTTTCAGAATAAGCTTGATAAGGTTCTGTTTAAACTAATAGATGAATATGTAACGAAGTATAATAGTATTCCTACTAAAGCAGCGCTGATTGTAGAGTTGGATAGTGTCTCAGGTACTAATGATGATGAGCATAAAATGCTCGTTGATAAAGTAAATGAGATTAAGGATGAGCAAGCAGATGTTAAATGGCTTGTAGATCAAACTGAGAAGTATTGTCAGGACAGAGCCATTTACAATGCTATTATGAGCTCTATTCAGATTATCAATGGCAATTCGCAAGATGGTAAAGGTAAGATACCAGCTCTACTCTCTGATGCATTGGGTGTATCATTCGATACTCATATTGGTCATGACTTTCTTGATGACTTTGAATCACGCTTTGAGTTTTATCATCAGAAAGAAAAGCGAGTTCCGTTCGATTTAGATTATTTTAATACTATTACTAAAGGCGGTCTACCTCTTAAGACACTTAACGTTGCTCTTGCAGGTACCGGTGTAGGTAAATCTCTCTTTATGTGTCATTGTGCTGCTGCTAATTTAATGAGCGGTAAGAACGTTCTATACATTACTATGGAAATGGCAGAAGAGAAGATTGCCGAGCGTATTGATGCAAATCTATTGAATGAGCCAATGGATATGCTATCTATGCTGCCTAAAGAGGCATACGATAAGAAGATTGAACGCATTAAGAATAAGACGCTAGGCAAGTTAATCATTAAGGAATATCCTACTGCGTCTGCAGGAGCTGCTCATTTTAGGCATCTTCTAGGCGAATTGAAGTTGAAAAGAAATTTTGTTCCTGATATAATCTATGTGGATTACTTAAACATCTGCATGTCTTCGAGGCTAAAGTATGGTTCAAATGTCAATTCATACACGTATATCAAATCTATTGCAGAAGAGATTAGAGGGCTCGCGGTTGAATTTAATGTACCAATCGTATCTGCAACTCAAACTACGCGTTCAGGTTATACTAATACTGATCTCGGCCTCGAAGACACTAGCGAATCGTTTGGGTTGCCCGCGACTGCGGATTTTATGTTTGCTCTTATCACGTCAGAGGAACTGGAAGACCTTGGACAAATATTGGTCAAACAATTAAAGAATCGATATAACGATCCTAGCCATCATAGAAAGTTTGTAGTAGGTGTAGATAGATCTAAGATGAGGCTCTATAATGTAGAGCAGTCAGCACAAGACGATATTATAGATGATACTCCGTTGTTCGATCGTTCATCGTCTGGCGAACGTATCAAGCAAGAACGTAAATTTGATAAAACGGTCTTCGACGAATTCAAATGATTAATATTAGTGTTAGAAAGACTTCTAAAGAACAAGAAGAGGTTCTAATAAATGCTGCCACCTTTTATCTTGATAAACTTAACGTAAGAAAGAGAACCATACCTCTAGACATAGAAATAACTCTATGTAAATTGGATGCTGATGGATATTGCGATTTTAACTATGATCATAAATATCCAGAGATAGCTATACATTTAAACAAGCGATTATCTGAAAAGGATATGCTTGTTGCTCTTGCTCATGAATTAGTTCATTCTAGGCAATATCTGAGAAAAGAACTAATTAGTAAGGATAGAGTTTTTCTATGGAAAGGAAAAACTTCTAAGAGTTATGAGTGGGAAGATGAAGCATACGATTTAGAAAGTCAGCTCTATGAAAGGTATGAAAATGAGTGCAAATACAAACATTGGCACAAGTTCTAGTAAGAGAAAGAAGTATACTCGCTATGCATCTTTAGAAGCTGTTGAATTTGGTAATTGGCTAATAAAGGCTAGCAGTGCTGACGCTGGAGGTATTTTAGTTATTATGTACAATACCAAAACATATCAAGCCTGTACTAAGTATTTTAGTGATGAATATCAGGCTAATATCTTTATTACGTATGCGATGGAGAAGTATCAGTAGTTTCTAGCTTCTTAGTCCAGTAAACTATATCCCAGGTACCGTCCATTTTCTCAACGAGAGCAGAACAGCTTTCAACCCAATCACCGCAGTTCATATAGTATAGACCGCTTATCTCTTTGATCTCCGGGGTGTGAATATGTCCACATATAACGCCCTGGAACTCTCTCTTCTTAGCATAATGAGTGATATTGCCTTCAAACTTAAATATAAAGTCGACGGCCTTTTTTACTTTATGCTTAAGGAACTTTGATAGGCTCCAATAATCAAAACCAAACTTATATCTAACCCAGTTATATACTGAGTTAACCCATAGTAAAGAATCGTATGCTTTATCGCCTAAGAAGCTAAGCCATGGAGCTAGTCGAGTAATTCCATCGAACATATCTCCATGTACAACGAGATACTTCTCGCCTAGAATACCTCTATACTCAGCGTGATTAACAACGCTAATGTTACCTAAAGTAAATAGACCAACATAGGGTCTAAGAAACTCATCATGATTACCCGTCACATAGGTAATCTTTACGCCCTTCCGGCTAAGTTTGAATATCTTGCTTACTAGATGGGAATGAGACTTCTTCCAGTGCCATTTCTTTTGCTTAACTCGCCATCCATCTATAATATCTCCAACTAGAAATAGCTCTTCACACTCATTATGCTTAAGAAAATCTGTAAGCAATTCAGCTTTGCTTTCTTTAGTTCCCAGATGTATATCTGATACGAATATAGTCTTGTACTTCATTTCTTATCGCATGCCTCTTTCTTTTCCTTCTCACACTTATCTACCATTATAATAACGGTATTGACTTTAGTATTTAATCTAATAAGATCGTTATCTAGAGTTCTGATTCTATCAATAAGTGCTATAAGAATATTATTAGTCTCGCTAATAATAGGTTTAACTTCTGTAGTAGTCCATCTATAGAGATAGAATATCAAGTAGCCCATACAGCCTGCTGTTACAACAGGAAAGCCAAATTTTTCTATTAAATGTACTATTTCCATTAGTCTTTTCTTAATTCATCAGTGTTATTAAGTCTAGAAATTCTCTCTACATCAGGAGGAAGATCTAAAGCAGTTGAAATTAGGATATCAATTTTAAGTAAATCGTTATCCATTGTCTTAATTCTTTTATCTAATGATAGAATTATACTTTGAATACTCTTGATGTTACTAATGACACCAGCTAAAATAAATTTCAGTGTCAAGTACACAAAATACCCTGCGCAAAGTGCTGCTGCCATTGGAAACCCAAGCTCTGCTAGAAGCTTATAGAAGTCCATGGTTTCTCCTTTGAGAATCAATTATTTATCAGCCTGTTGCCTTTCTTTCCGAATACTCGTACAATGATGATGTTGGGTAAGCAATCACATACAGGAGCACACATGAACAACTTTACAGATATCAAAGTAGACGAAAACGTCTTTACTACAGTCCAGATCAATACCTATATGAAGGGCAACCTAGGAATCTTCCGAAAGGTTGTTGCTGCAGCAAAGAAGGCTATCGAAGCACCGTTGCGTGATAAGCTGACTGAAGCAGGCAACGATGTGCGTATCGTTTATTATCTCAAGAACCTTAAGACGCGTCGCACTCACGGCAAATGCATCCGAAGTGCTAACGGCAAAGTGATTACAGTTCTGCTTAACGCAAAGGTATTGCCTGGGTTCAAGGACATGGCCGAGACGCTGGGTCATGAGATGGTTCACGTCGAGCAGTATATGACCGGGCGTATGACAAGCGATGGTTATCATCGAGTATGGGAAGGTCAGAAGCACGATGGACGCGGTACTACCTATGAGAGCTATCGCAATCTGCCTTGGGAGAAAGAGGCGTTCGATCGCCAGGCCGAGGAAGCATCCAAGATCCTCAACGCGTACCACAAGGGTTGACTTTATTTCCGCGTGACGCTATCATGTATTGGTCGTTAGGGAAAAACACACAACACAAGGAGAAAGTATGATTACAGTAACTCAAGTCGGCGATAAGTTCGTCGGTTCGATCGATGGCGTCGAAGTTGTTCGTTCGGTGAACGCTTCGTACGTTAACAAGAAGGTTCGTGAGATGAGCTCTGCGAACTTTATTCCGCAGCCGGCTTCTGCTCCGGTTGCTCAGTTCGGTATCAATGAACGCTTTGACTTTACTTCGGACCTCGTAACGATGGTTGCGAAGGGTCAGACTGCATCGGCTGTTATTACTGGCGAAGGCGGTCTGGGCAAGTCGTTTACGGTTACTGCTGCTCTGAAAGCTGCTGGTCTGCAAGACTTCAGCGAGAAGGAGCCTGGTGATACTGCTGCACCGCGTACGACCTACCGTGTCGTCAAGGGCTTCTCGACTGCTAAAGGCTTGTATCGCGTTCTGTATGAGAACCGTAACTCGATTATCGTTTTCGATGACTGCGATAGCATTCTGAAAGACGCTGATGCGCTTAACCTGCTCAAGGGTGCGCTTGACTCGTATGATCGTCGTATTATCTCGTGGAATACTTCGCGCATTGACGATCTTCCGCGCTTCTTTCAGTTCAAGGGCGGTGTCGTATTCATCTCGAATATGCCGCAATCGAAGATCGATCAGGCTATTCGTTCGCGTTCGATGAACGTTGACTTGTCGATGACGACCGATCAGAAGATCGAACGCATGGAGACTCTCGTTAATGCTCCTAGCTTCCAGCCGGACATGCTGATGTCGGTTAAGCGTGATGCTCTTGACTTGATTAAGCAGAAGCGTGATAGTGCTCGTGAGATTAGCTTGCGTACGCTGTTGATGGTTGCGAAGATTCGCAGCTCGGGTAAGCCGGATTGGAAGAACCTGGCGACTTATATGCTGGTTAACGGTTAATATGAACAATCGATTAACTGCTTTAGTAAATTCTGCCACTAGAGCTACGGCAAACAAGCCAGAAACTATGCCAGCTCTTTTGGCGCAGCTTATTATAGAAGACTGTATTAAGTTATGTAATATAGAGTCTGATAGTAATAAGGCATGGGAAATTGATATTGGCAGAATGATGGCTGCTGCAGAAATTCAACTAAAAATAAAAAAGGCATATAAAGAAAATGATTAGTGTACGTGAGGTTACTAGTTGGGATTGGAGTAATCATACCTATTTTCTTAATGACTCACAAAATAAGCTTTTGGGTTATCAGGTAGATGGAGAAAAGCCAGTTACCTTTACTACTCCAATGGACTTCGATAAGCGAGGTCGTAAATTTGAAGTTATTAAAGCTGATACAGAAAAGAATACTCGAATCATTCAAGGTTCAAAAGGTAGCGTTTATTATATTACTAATGTAAATGGCGTTGAACGATGTACGTGTACTGGATTTAAGTATCACGGCAAATGCAAACATATTAAGGAGGCAGTATGAGTAAGTCACCATTTGAAATTCGTCTAGAAATTTTCCGTCAAGCATATCATATTGTCTGGGAGAACTCGGAAAAGGACTCTTCTGCAGAAGAAGTTGTTGAAGCTTCTTTCGAACTAGCTGCCCGCATTAAAGCATTTGTGGATAAGAGCTAATTAGCATGTCTAACTATCGCTACTGGATGCATAATAGGTACCCTCGATTGCTAGAGTTTGTAGACCAGTTTACTTTTGTGGAATGGGTAGTGGTTGCTTTAATTTCCTACTCCCTGTATAATATCTTTGTTAACTAAGGAGACACACACATGACAAAGCTTAACATCAACCTTCTCGTTGCAGACTTGATTGACGCAGATAATGCAGATCTTCGTTATATTGCTAATCGTCTAGTAAATCGTAATCCTGAGCAAGCAACGCTGCTTGCTGACTACCTAAGCACATACATTCAAATCTTTGACGTGAAGAACTCGCAGGAGGTTGCGTAATGTTTACTCTTACTAAAGAAGAGCAAGAAAGCATTCATAATGGCATTTGTCGTCTTGAGAGCGCTATTCAAGAGCTTGAGGATGTCCTTTCGCCTCGCTTGATTGGTACTCTTCAAAAGGCCAAGCAGGGTATTGAAAAGGGCTTCAAAAACGTTCGTTTGCAGGAAGCCGAATGGTTCAATACTCAAATGGATGTATTTGATCATATTCGAAAGGCTAACGGTCTTTCTACTATCTGGTCTATTTTCGAAGTCGAGAATATCTACGACGATTCTAAAATCCGAGGTACTACTTTGGTATTTGAGGGTTGGGAAAGCGATGTCGAAGTTCCCATTACTTGTAACCCGATTAATGGCGAAGTGTCTTGGATGCATTTATGGATGGCTGCCGATAAGGCTATTCAGGAATCTAACGATCATCATATCTTTATTGAGAAGTTCTTTCCGATGTCCGATGGCCGCGTTCGTCTGATTGCTGGGAGTTAATATGAGTTATCATATGTTTTGGAAGGTTTATTATAATAGTAGATGGCACCACTTTCCTACTTGGAGTAAACTAACTAAGTTTTGTGAAGAGCGCAATATCGATAAAAGTCAAATAAAAGGTGCCTGACATATACAATGAGACGTTGAGTTATTATTCGTTATAGGTCATAATAGAGCTATGTTATACGCCGATATTAAATTAGTTGACGGTTCCGTTACTCGGAAGTATTTCGAAGACCGAGCGAAGGGTTATGGAGATTTTGGTTATGTTAAATATCTTCTTCGCAAAGAGTTTGGAAAAGACTCCGAATTGCTTTCCATTGGTGCAATTCCTGACGAACGAGTTCACGGATGGGCACCTCCTAAGCCTATTTGCGGTTTTGAGTTCGCAAATATGAGGCATACTAAGTTTGCATTCGGTCGTACTAGTAAGAAGGTTATTGGTTTCGTACCTAAAGACGATGATTTCGACTCCGAAGACTGATAAGCCAGGTTCTGGCGTTTGGAAGGGCTTTACTATGGGAATGGTAATAGCGTTCTCCATTGCATACCCTGCCGCCGCCAAGGCCGTTATTAACACCATATTCGACACGACTCACTATTATGTTTCAAAGGTGATGAATAAAATTGTTGAATTTGATGAGCGTATTGTGCCTAAGAACATTACTGGGCGTCAAATCGAAGCCAAGCCTAAAGTCAAGCAATTAGAACCTAAATCAGATCCATTTACAGTCAAATCAGTTCCCGAAGGAGAGAAGCCATAATGTGGGGTTTAATTTTAGTAACGATGATGGTAGGTGATCCAGTTCCCAAGACATTATATACTCCATCGCGTTATAGTATTACGTATGATGATATTAACCGACAGCATATTGGATTCAAATACAAGCAATGATTGCCTGGGTATACTATATTGTAGTAATGAATGCAAACCACTCAATTGATATTGAAGTGAAGTATTTTAATGAATATAGTCAATGCGAGAAATACATGCACAGCAATCACAAAAAGCTCATCAAGCTCTACTATCAACCCGAGACACAGAAGATGGTTGGCGGTGGTTGTCGTCGCGAAGGCTTCAGGGTTCCCAGGAAGGGCGGTTGACTTAATTCTCGTGCTGAGCTAAAATTAGTTCAACATTGAGAGAAGGAGACATGAGATGGCTAAGGTAACCGTATTTTATAAGACGACTCTCTATTACGAACAGGTCGTCGAAGTTCCCGATGAAAACATCGCAGGTGAATGGCCTAATCAAACTGTGGTTAACGCGTTTGATATGATTGTTGAACAGTTCAACTATCTTAATGAAGTTGACTGCGAGTCTGACATCGAGAGCGTCGTTGTTCATGGGTTGACCTCTTGACTTAATTTTCTCGCCAGACTATAATTAGTTCAACATTGAGAGAGAGGAGAAGCAAGATGAACACGAAAGAAGCACTGGCAATCATGGAACAGATCCAAGCGTTCCTGCAGCAGCACGTCAACAAGGATGCTGACTTCATCCATGCGATGGAGTACACGCGAGACAACCTCGAGAGTTGTTATCAGGAAGAGAAGGAAGCGTATGCCCACCTGGTCGTGGAGATGCGCAAGATGTTCGCAGCAGTCGAGTCCATCAGGGCTTGATTTTATTCTCACGCCAGCTTTTAATTAGTTTAACAAGATGAGAGAGGGGAATGCATAATGAAAGTATCTGAACTGATTGAGCTGTTAGAAGGCTTCGATGCAGAAGCTGAAATCCATTTTACGTATGGATACAATGACTATTGGCGCACTCAGGTCGCGCCGGCTGTTCGTGATGTATTCGAGGGAGAGGTTGAGTATAGTGAATATCACAGAACGGACAAGCTGCTTGAAGCCTATGAAGGTCCTGAAGACGATGACGACGACCGAGTAGTGAGGAAGGTTGTAGTTATTCAATAACGATTATAGGGCCTCTAGCTCATGCTTGGTTAGAGCAGCGGACTCATAATCCGTTGGTGCTCGGTTCGACTCCGAGGGGGCCCACCATTACATAGGACTAGATTGGGACAGAGCAAACTAGGATCGTTATATGAATCCATCATCAATGTAGGGACTGGATTCCTTATATCGACAATATCCCAGATCCTGATCTTTCCATTCTTCAACATTCACATTGCATTAACCGATAATATTTTAATCGGTATAATCTTCACAATCATAAGTATAATCAGAAGTTACGTCATCAGACGCATATTCAACTCATTGGAGAGCAAATGAATCAACGACAACAAGAGCAATTAGAATCGTACATGAAGCTCTATGACAAAGAGATCGCCATCATTCCATGGATTGTCTCAGTCATTGGATTGTTTTCGATTGCGGCGATTCTGCTCTCGTAGCCAGATAGCCTCCTGCATTTTAACAACCGACCGCCCCCTCTTCCAGCCCGAAGGGATTGGCCAGCCGTTGAATCGTTTCTCTTCATCGGATAATACATTAACTATCCAGAACCAGCCCTTGGCGTTTTTATATTTGCGCATCACAGCCGATTGCCATTTACGCCGTTCTTCTGACATGGGCCCCCGACCAGTTTTCTTTTTACCTCTATTACTAACACCAATACGATAACGATGCAATGCAGATAATCCACCATGAGATGGATTCTTTAACTTCATTTGCATAGACTTAATAGGACGCTTAAAGCCTTTGGCAGTTCGTCGTATAAGAACATCAGAACGAAAAGTAAAAGAACCATACGTCCGTTCCCATATTGGCTTACGAGTAGCAATTAAATGCTTGTTAGATTGCTTCTCTATTAACTCAATTAGATGTTCTTTAGTATTGTAATGCTTGAATATGTCTTTCTCATTCTTTATTACATGTATAATCTTAGAACGAGATCGTTTGTGTGTTACTAAGAATATAGAATAAGATGTCGCTTTCATAGAGTATATACCGTAAAGATAATAAAACCATGCACTCACATGCATTCTGATTTATATATATCTTGGTTTATTAGATATGAAAGAAAAGGTAAAAGGGGTAGAGAAGTCACCTCAGCAGCAATGGGGAGACAAAGGGATAGACATATTATCTCCACTGTGATTCGCTATGAAATACCGCTATGAATTCGCTGTATTCCCGCTATGAAACCGCTATGAAAACTCTATGCGTTGACATGCGCTACAATGTACAGCTAACCATTAGCGCATTCAGCTTTCGCGCGCATGATCTTCCATTATGACTGATCTCTGAAATTAAATCAACTCAGATCAGTAGCGCAATTTGTTTTAGGTGCTAGGGCTGTGGGCCACCCGCCCCGTCCATCCCGAGCGCTGCTCATCGAATCAGTAAGATCATTGTACGCGTTTCCGGAAAAAAAGACCAGCACTTTTGGGGCGAGAAAGTTGTTGACTTTATTTTCGCGGCAGGATATAATGAATCATCATGAGAGAGAGGAGAGAGAAATGAGCAATCAACGTGAGATGGTTCTTGACAGCCAGCTGGATGTTCTGGATAGCGCAATCATCGCCATCGGTCGTGCGATTGATGAACTGGATGAAGCTGATCGCTTTCCCGATCTGGATACCAAGGATGCGATCTTCAAGCTCGAAGCGATTCGTCAAGACCTGGAAGATCAGTACATGCTTATCGAAGACGAATTGCGTCAAATCGAGGCTTGACTTTATTTTCGCGTCAGGATATAATGAATCATCATGAGAGAGAGGAGAGTATGATGACGGAACTGAAACAAATCACGCTGGTGCTTAACGCCGATGAAGCCGAGTTCTTGGCGCAGGCGTTGGAGATTCACGCAGACAAGTACGCAGGCAGAATCTCGTTTGTTGAGGAGCTCGATCGCTACGTGCGTTCGACTCTGCAGACGAAGTTCGATCCGGCCTTTGCGGAGGACGTAGAATGACTGAGCAACAGATTGAGCTGATCGTTGAGAAGTGGTTCGACCGCATCGACCGTCAGTATATGGGCAACGAGTTATCCTATCAAGACTACATGGCAGAGGTCGAGGCCGTGCGCCTCTGGGCTGATGCGAAGTATGCTGAGATGACGGCGTTGCATTAATTTCCTCAGGAAGCTACAATGAAGTACATTGTGAGAGAGGAGAAAGACGATGTACGATGCAGATGGATGGGATAGCTACGCCGCGTACGCTCATGAGCAGATGCTCGAGCTGATGTTCAAGGAGTCGGACGATTGCGTGGAGTTTGTCAACAAGTGGATCCAGGATCAGCTGGCCACTGCAGTTCCTACGGAAGTGTTTCAGGAGATTGGGCAATGAGTGCAATGAGTGATCTGGATATCGTCAAGCAAGAGGTCTTCGCGTTCTTGGATGACCTGCGGTTGAGCGGTGAGACCAACATGTACGGTGCAGCGCCGTACATAGTCGAGGTGTTTGGCGTGAACAAGGCTGAGGCGCGCGTCCTGTTGAGTGCATGGATGCAGACGTTCAGCGAGCGGCACGCAGCGTAAGAACCGACCAGGTGGTGTACGGCTGCCAAAGCCACCGGGTGACTATGAGCAGGGTCGAGCCTGGGACATGACCCAAAAACAGGCAACGATTTCCCCCGGTGGTCTCAGTTCCTCTCTCACTCCCCGCTGAGACCACCACCAACCTGTCGCCTGTGTGCGACCCCGGACCAGTAACCGGGACCTTTTCTGGTTGTGTTTTTTTCCTGAAGATGTCATAATGAAGTACATTGTGAGAGAGGAGTGAAAGAAATGCAAGCAACCTACACCTTCGACGAAAACATCGTCAGCGATCTGCACAAGGATGCATACGGCTTCCGTCCGAGCCAGTCGTTCTGGGAATACTGGGACGAGGCCAACGACGACCGCAAGCAGCGGATCTGGGACAACCTGCTGGATGCCCTGGATCGTGAGATGGAGTTCCAGCGTCAGCGTGAAGCTGAGGCCGTGGAGATTTTCGATGAGATGCTCGATCGACTGTACCGAGCCGGTGCGAAGGACTTCACGATGGCGATCAAGTGGGCACATGATGCGCACGAGACGAACGGTGACGATGAGTTCCTGGAGTATCATCTCGGTCTGCCGTACCGTCACATCCGCAAAGCTCGCGAGGCCACGAAGTAGTGGCCTTTTTTTCGTGTGGCGCCGATAATGAATCATCAAGAGAGAGAAAGAGGAGTAGGGAAATGAAAGATCTGGCCATTGTTGCATTCTGCGTTGTTGGCGGATACGTCCTGCATGACATGTACATTGTTTTCAGCAAGTTTTTCTGAGGAGAGAGAAATGAGTCTAGAATGGGAATTGAGCTGTTACGGTGTTGCTGAGAAGCATCTTGAAGAAACCTTCAAGTCGTCGTACGTGCAGATGATCGGTATCGACATGTACGTGGCAGGCATCATGAGTGACTGTCAGGAGATCCTGGAGCACTCTGATGACAAGGAGGCTGTCCGTCAGCTCCTGAATCAGGCGAAGTACTATCTGAGCCGTCGTTATGATGAGCAGCGTCAGGCTGCTGATGAAGACTTCCGTAAGCGGAGGGCCGCATGATGGAGTATAGTGTCGAGTTATATGAGGACCCGGACCAGTGGTCCTTCTGGGAGGTGATCGAATGGGGCAATCCAGATCTCCGAGCCCCTGGAGAGCGACCCACGAAGACCGGCAAGGTTATTCATCGAGTCCGTGGTAATGACTGGGCTGCTGAAATGGCAGCACGTGAATGGCTGCACAATCACAAAAAGGAAAAACAATGAATCCAGATAAGGTCGTAGCAGCAGCAATGTACTTTGTGGCCGGCTTCTTGCTTGCATACCTCGTACTATGATAGTCCTACAGTACATCGTAACACTAGTTTGTGCCTTCTTGGTACCGATGTTCGTACTACGAGGTGACTCCTACCATGCCGTCATCTTCTTCATCCTGGCCACATTCAACCTAGTCATGATACTGGACCGCCGCACATGAGGCACTATTGTACACTAGTACTGATTTTAGGTCTAGCCGGTTGTGCCGCATGTGTTGTCCCGGATGGTCAGCCCTGCCGGGTGGTGGTGTACAGGTACTAGAAACCCGGGAGTTAAATTCCGGTTTTAGGATCACACATGGTACCTGGGATATACACGCAAAGTATATTTTTAAGAAACCCCAGTTCCTAGAAACTTCCCTGGTTCAAAACCAAAATCCCGGGGAAAATCGCGCGCGCAAAAATCAGGGGAACTTGGTTTTTCGGTCCGAATACTATATACTATATCTCCTACATCGGGCTATAGAATGGACCACTCCTTCATACAACGTGTTACAAAAGTAACCACTCCTAACTTCCAAGCTGCTGATTTTACATCCACCAAGTACAAGGGTGAGATTCAGCATATTATCAATACTCATTTCTTTCCTAAGTTTGATATTAACGACACTGTCAATGGTGTTGATATTAGCAAGCTTAATAGATGTATTGATACATTGAGAAGTGAAGGGCTGGCTTACTTCACACCTATGTTTAAGTCTTACAATCTCAAAGGCATTGGTCCTGGTGAGGTCATGTTATACTTCTTGATCGACAATGCATATCTTGGTGGCGGTAGTAGCAACGTGGATATGTTCGTTGGTTCAGAAGGTTATGAGATCAAGGCTGTGGATGTTAGTTCGGATGGCTATGCCTACAACTTTAAGACCGGCGGGACTGTTCCTACATCTAACATCATAGAGAAGTTCTATGCTCTAGGACAGAAGTTTAAGATGACTATCTCAAGAACAGAGATCAGCAAAGGGACTTTGGAGACCTTGCGGAGCAAGGATCAGGCCAGCTTTGATCGCATAGTTGATCAATATGTCGATGTGGCGTATAATGATTACTTCAAGCTACACAAGTTTATCTTCATTAGAAACACCGGGAGCAAGATGGGCCGGGTTGAGTCGGTCAAGGAAGTGAAGAAGAGTGATGTCAAGCTAGAAAGAATCACGGCCGGGGTCATCAAGCCAAGAGTCAAGCTGTGAGATAGCACTAATCGGGCTAACTAAATAAACGAGCGGGCCGCCTCTGGCTTCGCCAGTAGATTCAGCTGGAGGCAGTATACCAAATATAGTAGCAACAGCAAACTGGCTTGAGCAACTATAAGGTATAAATACCTTTACGGATAAGTCTACGGAAAACTCCGATAAGGGAAAAATATGCCATTAGATGATTTAACACAGTCTCTACCTGTGTCTGTAAAGAAGCCTACCAAAGGCTCCAGCAAGAAGAATGCTAAGGATATTGTTATCAACCCTAAACTAAATGTTGATTTAGGGGAAGATAGCGAGCATCTAGAAGAAAAAGTTGTTACAGACAAGCACAGAAAAAAGGTAGCTCTGCTCAAAGACAAGCTACGCATTCGTCTTAAGAAATTGAAGGCGAGCAAGAATGTTCAAGAATCATTCACATACGACGACTTCAACAAGATAGCAGATCTTGTTGACACACCTTCTTTAACTGAAGGTGCAGAAGCCAAGTTGTTATTCAAGGCTATCACTTCAGGTATCCCGTTCAAGACTCTCGTCGAAGTGTTCGAACGTGGTGCTGCCGAACAAAAAGAAAACAAAACCTTCGAGCAAACTGCGTTTGAAAGAGTCAACTCTTTCATTAACGGCGGTAAGGCGTGGGAAATAGATAGCGACCTTACAGAAGGTCTAAAGAATCCTAAAGACAATCCTTGCTGGAAAGGTTACAAGCCAGTAGGAACTAAGGAAAAGAACGGCAAGACAGTACCTAACTGCGTTCCAGAAGAAACAACAACACAAATTAATCGTGATTTCAAGGAAGCTTTTGAAAATCACGTAGATATTAATGAAATCTCTACTGAAACCAAGATGAGATATGTGGCTAAAGCCGCTTCATCTACAAACGAACCAAAATCAGACGAATCACATTCTGATTATGTAAATAGAGTAGGTAAGAGATTATCAGGAATTAAGAAAGCTCTTAGAAAAACTAATCCTTCTACTCGTTTTCAGAAGGAATCAGTGCAAATTCCTGATAAAATGACAAGAAAGCTTAAGAAAGTTACAGTACAACTAGATAAATCAGTAAAAACTCATCATAAACAGAGCAAACTACTGAAAAAACTAGTTTCTCAGGACTCCTCTGATGTAAAAGAGGAAAAAAACTGTGGTTGCGGGCAAACTCCTTGCATAACTTACGGGAAACAGTAAAAAATGGTCTCGTTTAAAGTCTTTCTAGAGAATTTTATGAACGGAAAGAATCCTCAAGACAAGGGGGATATGGCTAGACAAGGTCTTAAAGGAAAGTCTTTAACGCAACTAAGAAAAATAAGATCATCTAAATCAGCTTCACCAAGAGCAAAGCAACTAGCTCATTGGTTTATTAACATGCACAAGAGATAACATGCTTTCATTTCTAGAATTCATACAATTAGAAGAATCAGCAGCATGGCAACGCAAGGAAGGTAAGAATCCTACCGGCGGACTGAATGCAAAAGGGATTGCTTCATATCGTAGAGAGAACCCAGGTAGCAAATTATCTCTAGCTGTTACTACTAAGCCATCTGAGCTGAAGCACGGAAGCAAGGCTTGGAAAAGACGTAAGTCGTTTTGTTCTCGTATGAGTGGTGTCAAGGGTCCTATGAAGGACGAGAAAGGCAGACCAACTCGCAAAGCTCTTGCTTTAAGAAAGTGGAATTGTTAAGATGAAGAATTTTAAAAACTTTTTATTTGAAAGTGCTACAGGCTGCCCTATAGCAACTCACGATTTAGCACTCAATCTTGAGAACAGACAGGTAGCTATAGACAAGTATGGATATGGTCCTATGAATCCTATGGAGCCTTCTGAAGACTTCTGGGCTGAAAAGGCTAAGATGTGGAAAGTAACTCCAGAATACGCAAAAACATCAAGATGTGGAAACTGCGCTGCATTTAATATTTCAGATCAAATGCGCAAATGTATTGAAGATGGAATAAAAGAAACACCTGACGGTGGGGTTATGGCAACCATAGAAAAAGCTGACTTAGGTTACTGTACTATATTACATTTTAAGTGTGCTGGTACAAGAACTTGTGATGCATGGCTAACCGACGGGCCTCTAGATAACAAGGATCTATAATGGAAGCATTAGTTAACTTAATGAACAAACTGCTAGCCGATACGTTCGCAGTTTATTTAAAATCACACTACTATCACTGGAATGTAGAGGGTAAAGATTTTCCTCAGTACCATGAGTTCTTAAATGAGCTTTATGAAGAGCTTTATGGCTCAGTAGATGATATTGCAGAACATATCAGACAACTAGATGCTTATGCACCAGGCACTCTTGCTAGATTTAAAGAATTAACATCAGTTCAAGAAAATACTTCGATGCCAATGCCAGCAAGAGATATGTTTGAAGATCTGTATACAGAACTTAATAGCTACTATATTAACTTGCTTCCTGTTTATAAGATGGCAGAATTGTTTAGTGAGCATGGTTTATCTAACTTTATTCAAGATAGAATGGTTGCTATTAAGAAACACTTATGGATGATCAAGTCAATTCTTAAAGGTGCAGAATGAATCAATACTCTAGCTTAGAATCTATCATCAGAAAGGTTATGCTGGGTGAGGCTGTTAGAATCGAAAAGGATCCTGCAGATCAAGTGTCTGCTGGTACTTACACAACCAAAAATTTTGAAATGTGCCCGCAAGCTCAAAAGCTATATTCAGATCTACCAAAGACTGTTAATCCGGATGATGCAGAGAAATCAGCTATTTTTCATGACGAGCTGTTTGGTTTAGAAAAAGAAGTGCTTGCTAGAAGCAGATCATCCACGGCTGACGTAGCTAGAGCTAAAGAACTAGCAGTCAAAATAAAACATATGGCTGAAAAGATGAATTTGGTTAGCCAACACTCTTATGTTGATACTCATGTATCAAATATAGAAAAGCATTTAGATACTGACAATACTAACACTGTCGATGCAAAAACCTTTGATATTAATGCAGAAATGAGAAAAAGGTTTTCTAGTCCTCCTTACTATAATACCAAAGAAGTACAGGACTATGATATAGATAATACTAAATTTGCTATTAGTAGAAACTTAAAAGCTCAAAGAAAAATAAAAATTATAGACAACGACTAGGAGACTTAAATGTTATTCAACGGACCAAAATCACTTCTTGATTCTATTAATAATATTATTAAAGAAGGAAGTGAACAATATGCACAAGAGCAAGCTGAGATGGATAAGCTTGTAGCAGAAAAAATGCTTTCACCAAAGCAAAAGAAGATTGCTAAGGTCGCCGGAGATCCAGATAAGATGGATGCTGCTGATTTTGCTGCTCTTCGTTCAGGTAAGAAGATGAATAGTGAAGGCTATAATGCCAAGAGAGAGCATGAGCTAAACATGGATGCAGCTCAAAGACATATGGATCGCAGAGCAGCTGAAGGCGAAGACATGACTGGTGCTAAAATTCATCCTAAGACATATGAAATTATTATGCCTAAGAGTAATACTAAGAAAATGGCCAAAGAAGAAGTAGAGCAAGTTCAGGAAGGAGACCCTTCGTACTACAAAGGAAAGAGCACCACTGGTAATGCTTTACCAGATCCAGGTTCTTTTGCAGACAGAAAGCGAACTGGCAATACTTTTTTGAAGGGATTCAAGTCCAATCCGCAGCCAATCAAGCCCTACGTAGCCCCTAAAAGCAAAAATGAAGAAGTTGAACAGGTTGATGAACTATCCAATGACACTTTAAAGTCATACCTTACAAAGGTTAAATCTAAGCAGGCCATGCGCCTTGTCCATGCCAATATGGGTGTTCCTGGAATGAGAAAAAAGTCTTTTACTGATTTAGAGAGAAGCGGTAAGAGCATGGATCTAGCGCGTCGTAAGATGACTAGTGAAGAAGTAGAGCAAGTAGGTGAGGCTAAGGATACCCCAGGAAACGGACGTGAGCATCAATGTGCTATTCATGTAAAGTCAGAGCAGTTTGGGGAAGGTAGAACTCTTACCACTCAACATGCTGAACCAGATGAAAGTGGAAATATTGCCTGGTACGATGTTATGTTTGATCATGGCATCGAGCGGGTAATGACAGAGGATATCGAAGTTCTAGTATCAGAAGCCCACACTCATAGTAAGAAAGCTATGAAGGAAGAAGTATCTGATATCGAAGAGGGTCGCGGTCGCCCACGTAAGAATCCAGAAGATCCAAAGTGGAAGAAGATGGAAACAAAGCCTGCTGCAAAGAGCCACGACGATGATGAAGAAGATCACGGACCAGCTAGACCAGGCTCACCACACCTAACTACAGAGCCAGACAAGCATATTGCAGTACAACTCAAGGTTGCAAAAGATATGCATGACGAAAAGGGTGGTGCTGACGTTAAATTTGCTAATGGTAAGACCCACTTTGTTAAGCATGATGTAGCCGGCAAGCTTCTAGGCGCAATGGACAAGCTTAAGCCTGCCGACCGCGCCAAGGTGCACGATCATATTGCTCAATCTCATGAAAATCTAATGGCAGTGCACAAGGTGCTCTAATGGGACTGTCCGTTAATACTTTTATTATAGTAGGTAATGAAAAAGAATCTGTTACTTTACCTCCGCCGCCTCCACCGCCCCCGGTCGAGACGGTGGCTGATGTAAAGGCAAGAGCTGGTAAGAAAAAGACAAAGATGAATGTTGAAGACATTAAAGAACCTTCTGTAGTAATCGACGGAAAGGTTAAAAAGATAAGCAAGAAATCGGCCTATCTAATCGATATGTTAACTTTAGACGACTAATAAATATTTTTATTTACAAACAGGAGAAGTATAATGTCACAATGGGGAAAATCAGACGCTAGTTCAAATAGCGTTCTATGGGCTCCAACAAGCGTAAAGCTTGCGCCCAATACTACAAATAGAGACGCGCTTTATAGCAATACTACACCAGATGCTTTCATTCCTACCGAAACTGTTGGTATGTTTGCAGTTGATCCAACAGAAGTAGCTGTAGCAGCCGGCAACGTTGCTCAAATTACTATCACGTTCGGTGGTTCAGGATATACTGGCAATACTACAGTATCATTCTCAGGGGGTGGTGGTTCATCAGCTACAGCTAACGCATTCGCCAATCTTTCTACTGGTAGAATTACAAGCGTTAATATTACCGCTGCTGGATCAGGTTATGTAACAAATCCAGTTGTTGCTATTACTGCTCCAACAGCTATAACATTTAATGCGCTATCAGCTGTTTCAAACACCAATGATACCATTGCACTTACGACTGCTAATAGCAAATTTGTTGTTGGAGATAGACTTACATACACAGTAGCAGCTGGTAATACGGCTGTTGGTGGGCTAACAACAGGTACACAGTATTACGTTGTTGCAGCTAATACAACAACTATTAAGCTCTCGAGCACCGCATCCGGTAGCGCAATCGATCTAACAGCTGGCGTTACTGAGACAGGTCATAGTCTCACAGGCGAAACTGCTACTGCTACTGCTGTGGTCGGTGGAGCTCAAAACAAGGGTGTTCAGCATGCCGGTTGGGTTCTACGTACGGTAGGAACTGGTGGTCGCGCTGGCCGTGTTCAATATGAAACCTTAGTTGCCATGGGTAGCATTTCTACTGATGGTAGTGATGATTCAATTCTTCCGGATGCTTAATAAATGACAGATCGTTCCAAAAAAATTACCGAACTTACAACATTATCTAACGCATCGCCTGATGATCTATTAGTCATAGTAGATGACCCAGCTGGTGTTCCAGAGACTAAAAAAATAACAGTAGGTAGATTTTTTGGAAACGTTGCAACAAATACTGTTTTTAAATCTGCTGTGTCTTCAAATGGAAGTGTAAGTATTGCCAATACATTAAATGTATCCGGTGTTGCTTCATTTACCTCAAACATTAGCTTTAAAGGCACTATCCTTGCTAATACCACCCCTGTTATTAATTCAACAGGTTATTGGGTAGGCAACCCATCAGGACTTAAAGGCGACAAAGGCAGCGCCGGCGAGGCCGGCGCTAGCTCCTCCCTTTATAAGTTTAAAGCAAACACTGTAAGCACTACAGGGTACCCAGGAGAATCAAGGGTATCATATAGCAACACAACACAAATTAACTCAAATGTTGTTCGTGTTAGCCGCCTTACATTAGATCAAGTAGATATTGATATCTTTTTAACACTGCTAGCAAAGAATACTATCTTTGTTATTCAAAAAGAAAACGTAAGTGGAGATTATCAGGTCTGGCGTATAACTGATACCCCAACTAATATTAATGCAAACACTTCAAGTAGCTATTGGAATATACCTGTAGCTTTAGAGCGTTCTGGTGGGGCTGGTACAACTAATTTATCTGATAACTCCGAAGTCATATTTGTAGTAACTAGCTCGCCAACAAACCTGCTACCTACTATTCCAGTTAATAGTAGTTCTAATAATGAAATAACACTAGAAAATGATGTAGTCATTAAGCTATCACCTAAAGCATACGGTAACTCTACAGCATATCATCTGTCTGACGGCACAGAAGGTCAGTTGCTATACTTAGTACCAGCTACAGGTTTTTCTAATGTGGAATCTACAGGTATTAATATAGATCATTGCAGATACAGTTCTAATAATTCTATTATCCAAGGCGCCGGTTCTTATTGGATGCCATTTTATTCTAACTCTTCTACCAGATCTTGTTTAGCTACTCTAGTCTTTACAGATGGTTATTGGAACTTGCCGCATTCAAAGTTCTATAGTTAAGTTTATGACTACTGAAAAAATAGATGAAACAAACTTTCTGTTATTTGCTGCAAAACATTATGATAATCCATCCTGTTTTGATACTACTGAGTTTTATGAAGATTTAAATAGATTAAAGTATTTAAAGAGACTCTTTAGTAGGTATGATGAGACCGGAGAATTAAAGGAAAGACTTATTCTCAATCATATTATAGTTCTGTATAACCTATTTGGTGTACCTGCAGCAACTAAAATGTTATTTTTTAAGTTAAAAGATTATTATCATTTGCTAAAGCCTTTTTTAGTATTTTTAAATTACTGCCCTGACCGAGTAGAAGGAATAGGTCTAGAAAATAATACAGTAATTACTTCTAATATTAAAATGGACCAGAAAATAATTACCGTATTAAGAGGAATTTAATGGCAGGCAAAGTAGTAGATCTTTTTATGATCTATCAGTTTTTAAAGAGACTTGCAACCCCATTTGATAAGTGGGATGCATACAAGCTTGGCATTATAGATGCTGATGGTAAAGTGTTGCGCAAATCTAGCACACTCAAGACCCAAGAAGAAAAAGATTCGTGGGGATACTTTGATCGGTTAGTTGCTAACTTGAAAAAACTATTAGGCAAAGTTCCAGGCGGTAAAACTAGAATAGCTTCCTATGCTGCAGCGCTTTTACTCTTAAAAGAAAGTGTTAATGAAGAAGATAAGAGTGAAGAAGAGCTACTTTCTTTACTAGAAGATGAAATAGCAAATGTTGCAGGTGCAGGAAAAATTGCTGGCATGGGTGTAGGCCCGCAAGGTGAACCACCAGTTAATAATAAAAAGCCTATTTTAGCAAAGACGCTAAAGAGAAGGAAACCAAATGCGATATAGTATCATAGCCGCCTTATTATACTTAACTGGTTGCAGCTCTTATTTCTTAGCTAACTACGACACCAACGAGTACGCATTAATTAATGACATAAGAACAACAGCAGAGCTTTCTAAATTGCATTGCAAAGATGTAACTTACATGCGCAACGCGGCTGAGATAATTTTTTATAAAGCAACAGCTTTTAAAAACTTTACTAGTGGATTTGGTCATAATGAAGATAGTATATCAGCAGCCTCTAACCTATTGAATATAGCTAAGGGGCTTAATGAAAAGTATAATTCAGGTGTAGTTCCAAGCATTGCTTATTGTGAGAGTAAAGTTTCTTCCTTAGAAGATACGTCTAAGGCTATTCAAACAATAATTGCAAGGAAACCAAGATGATCGACGAAATTAAGTCATATCTAACATGTGATTGTGATTTAACAAAAAGTATAGCTCTGCGTACTGTGGAGCTTCAAGATCTCCATAATAAAAAAAAGATAAGTAATGAAGAATATATTGAATTGTTAGGGGACTTAGTATCACAGAAAAATGTGGACATGTCTCTTAAGCAGCTAGCCGTTAAAGAGTCGCTTAATAAACTTATTAACGGGCTTATAGCAGCTGCATCAGTAGTATAAAAATAATAAGAGGTAAAAATGCCCGATTTGCAGAACAGTACCGATCAAGAACATTGGATGAATTCAAAATGGCGCCCTATGATGGGGTGGACTTACATGGTAACATGTATTTTTGATTTCATTATAGGTCCAATTTTTTACAATCTACTACAGTTCTGGAACCCTGGGCAACAAGTGGGTATGTGGCAACCTCTTACTCTTGGTGGCGGCGGGCTTTATCACCTCGCAATGGGTGCTGTACTAGGTATTGCAGCATGGTCAAGAGGCCAAGAAAAGATTGCTAATATCACTACAGAGTCGAGTAAGCAGAACAATATCGAAGGTGTAGGTGAGTGATGGAAACATTTGACACTAATTCGAGAATAGCCGTGCTAGAAAACGAAATTAAAAACATAGCTTCCGATATTAAGGAATTAAAAGTGGACCAGAAAGAGCAACATAATGCTCTGATGAAACACTTTGTTAGTATTGAAGAACGCCTTTCCAATCTCGAAAAATGGAGATGGATGGTGGTTGGCGGAGCTATGGTTATAGGATTCCTTCTATCAAACGTTAGTAAGTTGATCGGCAGTTGATTTAATTCATCTTTACCTACTATAATGTAGTGTAGGATGGATGAATATGTTATTAATTGATAAAAAATATATTGGTATTATCTCGAGCCGTTTGTCTAGATTCGTTCGTAAATCTGACAAGCTCTATAACTGCAGATGTCCTATCTGTGGTGACTCAAAAAACAATTCAGGCAAGACGCGTGGTTATTTCTATGAAAAGAAAGACTACATGCTTTACTATTGCCATAATTGCGGCGCATCGATGCGCTTTGCAACGTTTCTTAAGAGCTTCGATCACAACACATTTAATGACTATGTGAATGAGACGTTTCTTGAAAAGAACAAAGCAAATCCAAAGCCTGTTACTACCCCTAGTATAGAAAAATTCACACAGCCTGTATTTCAGAAGACTGGAGTTCTATCCGGCCTGCGTAAAATCTCTTCTCTTGAGGTTAATCATCCTGCAAAGATGTATATTATGCAGAGAAAAATACCATCAGACACACATTATAAGCTATTTTATACCCCTAAATTTAAAGAATACGTTAATAATCTTATTCCTGGTAAATTTGCTGATGGTGGCAAGGATGAACCAAGAATTATTATACCTTTCCTGGATGAGAATAAGAGGTGCTTTGGCTTCCAGGGCCGAGCAGTAGGCCCGTCTAAGATTCGTTATATCACTATTATTTTAGACGATAGTAAACCTAAAATTTTCGGTCTAGAGGCACTGCAACCAGAAAAGAAGTTGTTTGTCGTAGAAGGCCCTATTGATTCCCTGTTTCTCCCTAACGCTATTGCGATGGCCGGGTCAGATGCAAGTATGGACTGGCTTGATAAGAAGCATCACTCAAACGTTGTATTCGTGTATGATAATGAACCACGCAATATAGAAATAGTTAAGAAGATGCTTAATGTAGTAGAAAGAGGATTTAAGATTGTTATATGGCCGGAGCATGTACAGGAAAAAGATATTAATGATATGGTACTAGCCGGTCGCAGCCAAGTTGATATTCTTAAGACGATTAATGATAATACTCATGAAGGGCTTCAAGCGCAGCTGGCGATCACATTTTGGAGGAAGGTATGAGTGTTAAGTTAATTAGTTATTCACAAGGCTGCGGTGCAGATCAAGATACACTTGCAACTGCGCAGGAGCTGGTCGCATTTTGCGCAAGAGTTTCTAACCCTGCTAATCAGTACAATAAAGACACTGCTGATAAGCTCATCAAGTATCTAATTCAGAATAAGCACTGGTCACCCCTTGAGATGGTTTCGGTATGTTTGGAAGTCACAACAACGAGAGACATAGCGAGACAAATGCTGAGACATAGAAGTTTTAGCTTTCAAGAGTTTAGTCAACGGTATGCCAATCCCGTACAGGATCTTAACTTCGTTGTGAGAGAGGCAAGACTACAAGACACTAAGAATCGTCAAAACTCATTCGAAACTGATGATGAGCAGCTAGTCAAGCAGTGGAATCAGAAACAAGAAGAGATTATTGAAAAGTGCAAAGAAGCGTATTGTTGGGCGATAGAGAACGGGATTGCAAAGGAACAAGCACGTGTTGTGTTACCAGAAGGTCTTACAGAATCGCGACTCTACGTTAACGGGACACTGAGATCTTGGATACACTATATACAACTACGTACTGAGTGTGGTACTCAAAAAGAGCATCGCGAGATTGCTCTGCAGTGTGCTAAAGTACTAGCTGATATATTTCCAATGATCGATTCTCTGAGAGAATAGCTATGATGTTTCTTATAAACTATATCCCTGAATGGACCGTACACCTAGGGTTTTTACTAGGATTAGGTCTAATTTTTACATCATTCGTCTTATACTTCGTTCCTTTCGTCGCAACCTACAGACTTCCCATCCTACTTGTTGGAATAATAGTCGCATGTGCTGGCTCTTTCGTAGAAGGAGTATATTATTCTAATAATTGGTGGCTAACAAAGGTTAGGGAGATGGAACTTAAGGTAGCAGAGGCAGAAGCCAAAGCTGCGCAGGTAAATGTACAGATTGTGACAAAGTATGTTGAAAAAATTAAAGTAGTAAAGGAAAAGACAAATGAAAATATTAAGTACATTGAGACTTACATTACTAAGCATGACAACAGTATTGTGTTCCCTAAGTCTTTCATCATGCTCCACGACAGTGCCAGTCAAAATGAAGTTTCCGGAAGCACCGGAAGCCCTGATGAAAGTCCCTCCGATGTTAAAGCCAGCGAACTCCTCTCAACAGTCGTTGAAAACTACGGTACCTGCTACGAGCTTAGAGAAACAGTAGTAGCATGGCAGGACTGGTATAAAGCACAAAAAGAAGTTTTCGAGAACACATTCAAGTAAGTTGAGGTTTTATGAGCAAAGAGACGGTACACGGTCTTAATATTGACCGTACAAGAGATGCATTGTTTGATGAGCTGGGACTCAAGAGACTGAAAGAGTCCTATATGACGGATGAAGAAGTATCCCCGCAAGAAAGGTTTGCATATGTTTCAAAAAGTTTTGGATCAAATCCTGAGCATGCTCAAAGACTCTATGACTATAGTAGTCGGCATTGGCTATCTTACAGTACTCCTATCCTTTCATTTGGCCGTAGTAAGCGCAGTCTTCCTATATCATGCTTTCTACCTTATTTACACGATAGTGCAGAAGGCTTGGTCGACTGCTTATCAGAAGTAAACTGGCTCTCAATGCTAGGAGGTGGCATTGGTATTGGTATTGGGATTCGTAGTTCTGATGATAAGTCTGTGGGCGTTATGCCTCATCTTAGAACTTATGATGCAAGTTCTTTGGCTTATCGTCAAGGCCGGACTCGCCGTGGTAGTTACGCTGCTTATCTTGACATTTCTCACCCGGATATTCTGATTTTTCTTGAAATGAGAAAGCCAACCGGTGATCAGAATATGAGATGCTTAAATCTTCACCATGGTATTAATATTACCGATGACTTTATGGAGATTATTGAGCGATGCATGGTAGACCCTTCAGCTGACGATTCGTGGGCATTGAAGGATCCGCACGACGGTAGTGTTCGTGAAACTATTTCAGCAAGAGAATTGTGGCAACGTATTCTTGAAATGCGAATGGTCACCGGTGAACCATACCTACATTTTATAGATACAAGTAATAACGCAATGCCGGAGTCACAAAAGGCGTTAGGGCTAAAGGTTAGACAATCAAACCTATGTTCAGAGATAGTTCTACCGACCGATAAAGATAGAACTGCCGTTTGCTGTCTTTCTTCTGTTAATTTGGAGTATTATGATGAATGGAAAAACGATCCGCTCTTCTTACGAGACATTGCGGAAATGCTGGATAACGTGCTACAGTACTTTATTGACAACGCTCCGGATACTATACACCGCGCTCGCTTTAGTGCCGCTCGTGAGCGGAGTATTGGTGTCGGAGCTCTTGGATTCCATGCGTTTCTACAAAAGGCAGGGATACCGTGGGAATCGTCGCTCGCGGTAAGTGCTAATAATAGAATATTCAAACATATTAGAGAACAACTAGATGCAGCAAACAAAGAACTCGGTACAGAAAGAGGTGAAGCTCCTGACGCAGCAGGTACTGGGAATCGTTTCTGTCACCTCATTGCTATTGCTCCCAACGCTTCTAGCAGCATCATTATGGGCAATACTTCTCCCAGTATTGAGCCTTATCGGGCTAATGCTTATAGACAAGACACGTTAAGTGGCAGTCATCTTAATAAGAATAGATACTTAGATAAGTTGATTAAAGAGGAATGTGAGAAGAACTCTAAGTTAGATTATAAAGAAATCTGGTCTAGCATTATTGCTAATGACGGTTCAGTACAACACCTCGAGTGGATGGATGATTATACAAAGGATGTATATAAGACTTCGATGGAACTGGATCAGAGATGGATTGTACAGCATGCGTCTGATAGACAGAAGTATATTGATCAAGCTCAATCGGTTAATTTATTCTTTAGACCGAATACAAACGTAAAATATCTTCACGCCGTGCATTTTATGGCATGGAAGCAAGGTCTAAAGACGCTTTACTATTGCCGTTCGGAAAAGATTGGTAAGGCTGATAAAGTAGCGAAAAAGATTGAAAGACAAGTTATAGAAGAAATCGACCTGAAGCAAATTGCTGAGGGTGATATTTGTTTAGCATGCGAGGGTTAAAATGAGCAGCACAGTACATGGAATGCCACAACACTACGACCCACTTATTACTACTAGAGTAGATGAGGAAGGTCGCGAATGGATTAAAACTGAACGTTCACATATGAATCTAAGCGATATGGAGCAGATGGGTGTCTTTGGTAATATCTGGGTATACTCACATCATCTGAATAAGGCGGGAGATTATAACCCTGGACATAAGCACAATCATGACCACGTTACTTTATTAGCTACCGGATCAGTTAGATGTGAAGTGGTTGATGATGACGAAGGTACTACTATAAAAGACTTTAAAGCACCGACGTTTATTGTCATTGATAAAAACAAGACACATAAACTTACAGCTCTAGAAGATAATACAGTTTTCTACTGCGTGTTTGCACTTCGTGACGAGGATGGGGATGTAACAGATTTTTATAGCGGAGATAACTCACCATACAGCGCAAGAAAGGATTAGGATGATCAAAAAAATAAAACCCAAGCTTACTGAAGAACGCGATTCATTCAAGCCATTTAACTACCCGTGGGCATTTGAGGCATGGCTTAAGAGTGAGCAAGCGCATTGGCTTCATACAGAAGTACCAATGTTAGAGGATGTTAAGGACTGGAAAAATAAGCTTACTGATCCACAAAAGCATTTCCTTACAAACATTTTCAGATTCTTTACGCAAGGGGATATTGACGTAGCTGGTGGATACGTCAAGAACTATCTTCCTTATTTTACGCAACCAGAAGTGCGTATGATGTTGCTTGGTTTTGCAGCTCGTGAAGCATTGCATATTGCTGCTTATAGTCACCTTATTGAAACTCTAGGTATGCCTGAAGCAACTTATGGTGAGTTTCTAGAATATCAGTCCATGAGAGATAAGCATGAATATTTTGTTGAGTTATCTCATAAGAACGGTACACCAGCATCAGTAGCTAGTAATATTGCTGCTTTTTCTGCCTTTACCGAAGGTATGCAACTATTCAGCTCGTTTATTATGCTTCTCAACTTCCCCAGACACGGTCTAATGAAGGGCATGGGACAGATAGTAACCTGGTCCATTGTTGATGAAACAATGCATGCTGAATCTATGATTAAATTGTTTAGAACATATATAGAAGAAAATAAAGAGTTATGGAATGATGAACTTAAGGGAAATATCTATACTATTGCTGAAAAAATGGTGGAACTTGAGGACAAATTTATTGACTTGTCTTTTAGTATGGGGGACATGCCATCTCTTACAGCTGAGGATGTTAAGCATTATATTCGCTACATTGCTGATCGTCGCCTTATCTCACTTGGTCTCAAGGGAATATATAAAGTTAAGAGAAACCCATTACCGTGGGTAGAAGAGATGATAAATGCACCAACGCACACTAACTTTTTTGAAAACAGAGCAACAGATTATGCAAAAGGTGCATTGTCTGGCACTTGGGAGGATGTATGGGCCGCGTAGTATTTCTTAGTTTATTTTTAATGGTGTCAAACGCTTTTTCAGCTGATTTACCTAACTCTACAATCACCCCTGGCGATATTGACGCGTCTGCAACAAAAGAAGTTATCTGCGTTAGAGGATATACTAGCGGAGTAAAAGCAGACGGAACTAAGGTTCGCAATGTTACGGAAGCCACCAAGCTATTAGCATATCGAAAATATGGCATGGAAGGCAACTATAAGGGGTATTGCGACCCTAAAGTTGGATGCGAGATTGATCACCTAATTAGTCTTCAACTAGGCGGCTCGAACGATATTAAGAATCTATGGCCTCAATCTTATGCAGGCCAGTGGAACGCGCATATGAAAGATGGATTAGAAAATACATTGCGTGCTAAGGTATGCAAGGGCGAGATTACTCTTAAAGAAGCACAACAGGCTATCTCTTCAAATTGGATAGAAGCTTGGAAAAAATACGTTAAAACTCAATAGGAGCAGCATTATGAGCCCTCTAGAAGAAGGTAATACTAATACGTATTGTTATGATTGCTACGCTGAATTTACAGTAGAGCCAGCTGATGACTTAGATGAACCAGTACTTTTTTGTCCTTTCTGCGGCGCAGGGTTGCTAGAAGAAATGGAAGAAGAAGATTTTGACGGAGATGAAGATGATTTAGATGACGAAGGTTTGTCAGACAGCTACAATTAATGATATGCGCAGGAATTGATCTTTCACTTACATCACCAGCAATCTGCGTATGCTTAGATGAAGACGATTTTTCGTTTGAGTATTGTAAGTTCGAGTGCTTGACTGATAATCCAAAAAGGGTCATCAGTCAAGCTAATGTTAATAGTCAGCTATTTCCATTTTATAATTCTCAATACGAGAGATATAGAAACATCTCAACCTGGGTAATGGATGTTATTGGGGAATATGGGGTTAATCGAGTTTTTATCGAAGACTATAGTTTTGGTTCAACCGGTAGAGTATTTCATATAGCAGAAAATACCGGTGTACTTAAATATATTTTATGGCTTAATAACGTTAGTTTTGTTACTATACCACCAACAGTAGTAAAAAAGATTGCTACTGGTAAAGGAAATGCTAATAAAGAAGCCATGGAAACAGCATTCTTGCAAGAAACAAATTTCAATTTCAAAGCATTATTTAACCTTTCACCTAAGCAGTGGAACCCTTCTTCTGACCTAATTGATAGCTTCTACATCTGTAAAACTGGTTGCTTGGATTATAAAAAGGTAGTATAATTCTCTGAGGAGGATATATGAAAACTATCAGCGGATTCAGTTACGACTACTCAAACCTTAAACCTATTCATAAGTTTATTAATGAAGATAAAGAAATTAGTATCTTTAGAGAGCAATATGGTTATGCCCTACTTCAAAAAAGCTCTACAGGTCAGCAAAGACTTAAGCTAGATGAAGTGCAACTCAGCTCATTCCTAATAAACTTAACTAAAAATAAATGGAAAGAAGTAAATGCAAATTTCTAACATATTAGAATTTGTTTTAATCGGAATTGGCCTGCTTACAATTATCGAGTTTGTGGGTAAAGTTATTATAAGATATAACGACCTTAGACAGCTAGATGAAGAAAATTCAGAGAATATTGTTGACACACTACCAGATGACTGGATTGTACCGTTAGAATTAAAATATAATGATAATTACTGGTATGCATGGGATCTAGATGGTAATTTTATTACACAGTCGACTACAAAAGAGTTGCTTTTAATTGATGTAATGAATAAACTAGAAATACCACCAAAGCGTGTTACAGTTAATAGTGAAGATAAACTAAATGAAGACAAACTTTCGGAAACCTGAATATAAAATTAGAGAAAACGTTACTTTAAAGAACGCGTTTAATAATACTAGTACTATTGGTGATATTATTAACGAAGAAGAAATTGACGGTCGTACTTTTTATGTTATTAAGTGCAACGGGCGAGTACAAAAGCTCGCTAAAGAAGCACATACTATAGTGAACAAAGGAAAATGAAAACAAACTCAACTTTTAAAATGCCCCGAGATCTTAAGCGACTTGTTTGCCTAGAAAAGAACGCAGGTAAGAAGAGCGTCCTTAAGGACCTCTTTATTAATGCGACTATTAGCTTTGAAGAAGCAAAGAAGAAGACATTTAAAGCAAGAGAGGAAAGCAGTGAGTAATAATTTCGCTATTGATACTGATAAAGAAGTATTGCGTAACATCCTTAACACCCAAGAAGTAGTAATTAAGTTTACTAAGACTAATGGTGAAAATAGGGAAATGAGATGTACGCTTAGCGAAGGTTTGGTACCTCAGTATGAGAAGAAAACCGAACGCGTTAAGAATGCTAATGCTGAAGTCCAGCCTGTCTTTGATCTAGACAAGCAGGCATGGAGATCCTTTAGATGGGATAGCGTTACAGAATTTTCATTTAATAATTAATTTGATATAGGAATTTATCATGTATGGTCAAAAAGTAGGCTTTACCTGCTCGACTTTTGATTTGTTGCATGCCGGTCATATCGATATGTTAAGGCAGGCAAAGGATGTATGTGATTACTTGATTGTAGGTCTTCAAGTAGATCCTTCAGCAGATCGGTCATGGAAAAATAAGCCAGTACAAACTCTAGTTGAGAGGTATATTCAACTTCAAGCAGTAAAGTACGTAGATGAAATTATCCCTTATGTTACTGAGAAGGATCTAGAAGATCTTCTTAGCTTCCTCCCTATTAATATTCGTATTGTAGGGGAAGAGTATAAGGATAAGGATCTTTCTGGCAGAGAAATGTGTCAAAAGCGCGACATAGAAATTTTCTACAACAAGCGCCAGCACAGGTTCAGTTCAACGGAACTGAGGTCGCGTGTTACTAACAGGTATAATTTAAATACTCAACAGCCAAGTGATCCATTTTCAGTAAGTCTCAGCTCTATGAGCTCTGACGTAATTGTAGGTGCTGCAGGAGTAGATACTATTACAATCGGTAGTGGTGGCGGGGACATTGGCTCAATGTACGGTGCACAACCAGCAAGTCTAATAAACACAGATATGAGTTGCAGCTATAATTATGGATCATCATTGGATAGCAATAACAGGAAGTAAGGGTTATATCGGCGATATACTAGCCAAGCATTGCAAAATGCTTGGCTATAGTGTTTTAGGTGTAGACCATGAATATACAAATCTAGATCAGCCCGCTTATGTGGATCGAGTTCTCGACTGCTGCATATCTGATATTAAATTTGCAGAAGCCTGTAAAGAACTAAACATTTCTACTGTATTTCACTTAGCCGCATCCGCTGATGTTAAGCTAAGTCAAGAGATGCCCTTTTTGTTCTATTACAATAATGTCGGCAATACTGCACGAATGCTGCATAACCTTACTCAATCAGGGTGGGTAGAAAGAAACGGTAAAATAGTTTTTTCTAGTACAGCTGCAGTTTATAAAGAGATCTCAAAACCCGTTCTAGAAAATAGTCCTAAGGGTTCGCCTAATGAATATGGCAAATCTAAGCTGATGTGTGAAAAACTTATACAAAAACTTTTTAGTTTTTATAAGATACCGTCGGTTACCTTTAGATATTTTAATGTTGCTGGTGCTAATAAAGATCTAGGCGACCGTATTGATACCTCTCACATTATACCGATTTTGTGTAAATCAGCTTATAGCGGCAAACCATTTAGCCTTTATGGTTCGGACTATGAGACTAAAGATGGTACAGCAGTACGAGATTATCTTGATGTTAATGATGTGTGCCGCGCACATTTTACTGCTATTGAATACTTAAATAGCAACCCTGGCGCGCATATTTTTAATCTAGGTACAAAGCAAGGCACAACATTAAACGAGCTTATTACTAAGTTTGAAGATGTAGTTAAAATTGACCTTGCATATGCGTTAGCCCCTAGGAGACCAGGGGATCCAGGGTTTCTAGTTGCTAATCCTGATAAGTTTATTAATGATACTGGCTTTCAATATCAAGGTAATATAGAATCTATTATTAGCTCCAGTTGGGAGTTTTATTGTTATAGGGAAGACAAAAATGGCTTTTGAGGAAAATGAAGTATCGAAGAATTCGCAGGGCGGTACTGAAATGATGAAACGAGGTCTTGCAGAAAGACTTCCACCGGATGCTGCGGATGAATTTCAGGTTATTTGCTCCAGAGTAAGAGACCTAGAAGATGATAAGATTCGGATCTATTGGCTTCATGACTTACCAGAAGATCCAGAGACTAATCACCTTAAGGATGAGATTAGCCGCGGACGGTTTCACAAGCTAGTCTTCTGCGGTCAGTGGCAATACTACCGATATCAGCACATGCTAGGTGTTCCATACGATACGCACTCGACTATTATCGAAACGGCAATCGATCCAATTCCTTTTGTAGAGAAGAGTAAAGATGAGATTCGTCTTATCTACACATCTACACCTCAGCGCGGGCTAGGACTACTTGTACCAGTCTTTGAAAAGCTTGCAGAGGAATACGATAATATCGTGCTTGACGTATATTCTAGCTTTAAGATCTATGGCTGGGATGATGCTGACAAGCAGTTCGAGCCTTTGTATGAACGCATGCGCGCACATCCAAAGATCAATTATCATTCGTACGCCTCTAATGATGATGTGCGAGCTGCTCTACAAAAGGCACATATTTTTGCGTATCCTTCAATCTGGACTGAATGCAATAGCCGGTCGCTTATTGAAGCAATGTCGGCCGGCCTACTTTGCGTGCATCCTAACCGAGGCGGTTTGATTGATACTTCTGGTGGGCTTAATTTCATGTATCAAGGTTCAGACGACGTTCAAGAGCATGCAGGTACTTTCTACTTCGCACTTAAGAACGCTATTGATATTGTAAATACAGAACAGATTCAAGACTATCTTAAGCTTACAAAGACGTATGCAGATAGCAGATTCAATTGGACTAAGATTACAAGTCAGTGGCAAGATCTAATGGCATCTCTTAAGGCACAGTACCCAACTGAAGAAAGCCGCAAGATTAAGAATGCCGGTCCTATGTTCGTTTATAATACTGTATGATTTTAGCTAAGACACCGTTAAGAGTAAGTTTTTTTGGAGGCGGTAGCGATATATCGTCCTTTTACGAAAGGCAACCAGGTGCATGCTTGTCAACAACGATTAACAAGTATATGTACATTACTGTTTGTAAGACTTCACTTAACGGTGTCAAAGCTATCTACAACTCAATAGAAGTTACTGAGGATGTAGAAGAATTAAAGCACGATAGAATTAAAAATGTGCTTAAGGCATTTAGTATTGCAAAGAATATAGAAATTGCATCTTTTTCTGAGATTCCTACCAAAGGTACTGGATTAGGTTCATCATCTGCCTTTACGGTTGGGCTTATAGATGCAATTTACAGATACCAGGACTTGCCCACTCCTAGCAGATTTGATCTAGCTGAAGCTGCATGTGATATTGAAATTAACTGGTGTAAAGATCCGATAGGTAAACAAGACCAATATGCAGCTGCGTTCGGTGGTCTTAATTTATTTACCTTTAATACTGATGGTGTTGTAGATGTTAGCCCGGTACCAGCTAGTAGTAGTACTATTACTAGACTTAAAAGCAATTTAATGTTATTCTATACTGGTATTACAAGAAGTGCTGCTAATATTCTGCAAGAACAATCTGCTAATGATAAAAATCACGAAGTAAGAGAACTAGTTAAGCTTGCTCACGACGCTTATAAATCTATAAGAACAGGTAAGTTAGATGATTTTGGTGATATGCTAGACTATTCGTGGAATATTAAACGTTCACTTGCAAGCGGTATCAGCAGCGGGCAGCTAGATGACTATTACAGTGATATTAAGAAAGCTGGTGCATTAGGTGGTAAAATATTAGGTGCTGGTGGTGGAGGTTACTTTTTATTCTATGTTCCGGATGACATAAGTAAAAAGAAGGTACTAGAAAAGGCCAAGAGAATAGGCCTTAAACATTTTGATTTTAATTTTGACAATGATGGAAGTAGAGTAGTTTATGCAAATTGATGATAGGCTTCAAAGCTATGCTCAAGACCTAGCCAACGGTCTACGCAGTGTTGATCCTCTTGCTCTAGATAGAGCTGCAACATTACTAATAATTACCATGCTAGCAAAAGGCACTATTTTTGTTTGCGGCAATGGTGGCTCAGCTGCTATAAGCGATCATTTCCTTTGCGACCATAGCAAAGGTATCTATAACGATACTAAATTTTTTCCTAAGATAGTATCATTGCCATCCAACACGTCTTTGCTTACCGCGATTGGTAATGATATATCTTATGATAGTGTTTTTAGCTATCAACTCGATATGTTTGCAGACCCGGGCGATGTTCTTGTAGTGATATCATCTAGCGGCAACTCATCAAATATATTAAATGCATTGCGCACGGCCAAAGCTAGTAATATGAAGACTATTGCGCTGGTAGGCTTTGACGGCGGTGAAGCTAAAGATCTGGCAGATATAGTTCTTCATGTACCTGTTAGTAACTACGGTATCGTAGAAGACGCACATCAAGCAATAATGCACGTAATAGCGCAGCATATTAGAATTACAAACAAAGATAAAGATACTATTAAACTGTAATGATTTTACTTGACCTTAACCAGGTGTGCATTGCTAATTTGATGGCACAGCTTGGTAATTATACAAATGTTAAGGTAGATGAAAATCTACTAAGGCATATGGTTCTCAATACCATTAGATCCTTAAAAAATAAGTTCACAGAAGAATATGGTGAGCTTGTAATCTGTTGTGATGATAAAAAAGTATGGAGAAAGGATATATTTCCATACTACAAAGCTAATCGTAAGAAGACTAGAGATGAATCAGAACTAGACTGGTCATTCATTTTTAATACTTTATCTGCTATTAAGCAGGAACTCAAGGAATACTTTCCTTATAGAGTTATTCAAGTAAAAGGTGCTGAAGCAGATGATGTAATTGGTACTCTAGTACTAAAACACGGGCATATGCTAAATACTGGTGAGCCGATATTAATTCTCTCAGGTGATAAAGATTTTGTTCAACTTCAAGTATTTGGTAATGTTAGTCAATTTGATCCTATTAGAAAAAAACCAATTAAAAACAACGACCCAGTGAAGTTTACTAAAGAGCTTATTATTAAGGGCGATCGTGGTGATGGTATTCCTAATATTCTATCTCCAGACGATAGCCTAGTAAATAATATTAGACAGAAACCCGTGAGGCTTGAACGCTTTGAGGGTATGAATAATCCGCGTAAGGAACTTACCGGCGACCTCTTAAAAAATTGGATTCGTAACGAACAACTTATTGATCTCACATTTGTACCAGAACATATTCAAGCATGCGTGCACGACGAATATGATAAGGAAAGTAACAAGAATAAAGATAAGCTTTTAGATTTTCTTGTTAGTAAGAAGCTCAAACAACAAATAGAACATATCGGTGAATTTTAATGAAAAAATGTATTGCTGAGATTATTAAGTCGTGTTGTGATCTTAAGACTATAGAAGAAAAAGTAAGATTTCTTCAAAGCAATGATAATCCTATTTTAAGAACTATTCTTAAATGTGTTTTTGATCCTAAAATAATTTTTCTTCTTCCCGAAGGTTCACCCCCTTACAAGCCTAGTGAATACCTAGATCTAGAAGGCAGACTATATTCTGAGACCAGAAAACTCTATTTGTTTGTTGAGGGTGGAAATCCTAATCTCAGCAAATTTAAACGAGAAATGCTTTTCATCCAACTTATCGAATCGCTAGATAAGCGAGATGCAGAACTTTTAATCGCAGTAAAAGATAAAAAGTTGCCTTTTAAAGGCATTACAGAGAAAATAGTTAGAGCAGCATATCCAGACCTACTACCATTAGAGGAGAGCAATGAGCAAGTCGCAAAAAAAGCATAATAATTACGTTTACGAAGATAATGATAGACCTCATCATCAAGTTAAAAAATTTAAAAATGCTAAAGAAAAGAAAAATTATAAAAACCTAGAGAACATTCTTAAGTCAAAGAATATTGACAGACTGCTAACATTGGATGATACTTATTAAATGAAATGGCTATGGAGTAGTAAATTTATTGTTTGGTTTGAATCAAAATTAGTTACCCTTACTAATTACATTTGGCGCAAACGAAGAGAATACGAAAAGAGAAACAAGTAATGCCGTTTTATACTTTTCATGATTCTACTAATGATGAAATAGTAGAACATAAGCTTAGTATTTCTGAATACGATACGTTCGTCAAATTAAACCCCCATCTTATACGATATCATGATATTTCTACTATACCAAGTATGGTTAGCGGAGTCGGTGGTATTAAAAATGATTCTGGCTGGAAAGATGTTCTCTCTAAAATCGGAGAGAAACATCCGGATAGTGAGCTCAATAGAAATGTTAATAAAAAGTCTATTAAGCAAGTTAAGACAGAACAGGTTATTAAAAAGCACCTTAATAAAAAATAATGTTCATACACAATCCCCTACCAGTTCAAGAACTTACTAGTATAGAAAAAGATGGTAAAAGATTTTATCTAGTAGATGGGGAAGAATATCCCTCAGTAACTACTGTTCTCTCTTCTTATAAGAGCAAATCGATTGCGGAATGGAGAGAACGAGTAGGAGCTTCAACTGCAGAAAAGATAACAAGACAGGCTACGACCCGGGGAACGGCAGTTCATCAGCTATGTGAAGATTATGTAAATAACAAAGAGAACTATACTAGCAAAGCTATGCCTGCTAATGTTTCCTTGTTTAAACAAATCAAAGATTTTCTTGACGATAAACTGCAATCAGTATATAATCTAGAAATACCGTTGCATTCAAAGGTACTAAAAGCAGCCGGTAGATGCGATATGCTTGGCCGCATAGATGATAAAATCTGTATTGTTGACTATAAGACGTCATCTAAGATTAAGAAGGACGAGTGGATAGAAGGTTACTTTCTACAGACCACAGCCTACTCGATGATGGTCGAAGAGATGTACGATCTTAAGATCGATCGAATCGTAGTAGTTATTGCAGTAGAAGAAGAAAATGCCCCGCAGATTTTTATAAAGTCTCCGGATGAGTATAGATCTGAAACGATTAACTTATTTAAATTATATCATACAAATGGCACGCAAAAAGAAAGTAGAATTTAAGAAAGAAGCTCTCTATAGCAGCGTAGGTAATTCTGCACAAGAGATTTTTAACAAGATTGGTATCAATAATGCCATGTCAAAGACTGTTATGATTCAGACAGCTCGAGCATATATTGATAATCAGAGTAATCCAGTCCGAGCATGTAACGCTATTCTACTTAAGCTCGGTGTACCAGTACAATTTAATGCTGAGATGCGTAAGAGCAGAGTATACGCATTAACAGCACTAGATGAAGCAACGACTCAAGGTGAAAATTTTGATCCTAAGTCAGTATTGTCCATTGCCGAAAAACGTCTAGAAAAGTTGAATACTATTTTAGGCAAAGATATCAGTGTTCAAGAAGAAAAGGAGGTATCCACGTCTAAGTCATCTATTGCTAGAGAAATCTATGCAAGTATGATCGATAAAAAGACAGGTGATATTGTTCGAGAGATATCAGAAAGGTTAAATATTGAGAAGCAGTCGGCTTATGGGTATTACTATAGTGCAAAACGAGCACTAACAGTTTAAGCAAACGGGCTTCAATGCCCGTTTTTCTTTTTTAGTTCTAGGAGGTGCCATGGATTACAGAAGAGCATCAGAACTCGAAGAAATGATTCAAAATCAGATCTTCTACGGAATTCCAATCTCAGAAATATCATCAGATATGCTAGATGATATGGATAACGAAGATCTGAGAACGTTCTACATCATAGTTAACATGCTTCACTGGGAAGCCATAGATGATCTCACAAAAGAAGTTGATTTTATTTCGTGACGAAATTAATATATACATGTCATTAATTAAAGGAGATATGACATGGCACACTTGATTGAGAATATGGCTTATGCTGGCGAAGTACCTTGGCATGGTTTGGGTAAGGAAGTACCTGCTGACCTGTCCCCTGAGCAAATGCTCAAGACTGCAGATCTAGACTGGACCGTTGATAAGGTTCCTACTTTTATTGATCTTAACGGTGTTAAGACTGCAACTGGTCGTCATGCGCTAGTTCGCTCGTCTGATAACAGCATTCTCGACGTCGTTACTACCGACTGGAATCCTGTCCAGAACCAAGAAGCTTTTGAGTTCTTTGATGAGTTTGTACATAGCGGTGATATGGAGATGCATACCGCCGGCTCGTTGAAGAACGGTCAAGTCGTCTGGGCTTTGGCTAAGATCAAGGACGGCTTTGAGCTGTTTGGTGGTGATGAAGTGAAGGGTTATCTGCTCTTTACTAATCCGCATAAGTTCGGTCAATCGATCGATATTCGTTTTACCCCTATCCGAGTTGTTTGTAATAATACCCTTACGCTTGCTCTAGATGCTAAGGCTGCTAACTCTTACAAGATGAATCATCGTCGTACGTTTGACGGCGATGTTGCTAAGGAGATGCTTGGTATTGCTAAGGATAAGCTTCAGACCTATAAGGAGATGGCTGCTTTCCTCGGTAGCAAGCGTTATAACGAGGATAAGGTAAAGGAATACTTTGCTACTATCTTCCCCGGCCTTACTAAGGAAGAAGGTAAGATGTCTCGTAATGCCGTTCAAGCGCTTGATGTTTTGGAAAAGCAGCCTGGTGCTAAGTTTGCCGAAGGTAGCTGGTGGCAACCGTTCAACGCAGTTACGTTTATGACTGATCACCTGCTTGGTCGTACTAACGAGACCCGTATTCAGTCGGCCTGGTTTGGTCCTAACAAGTCCCTCAAGATTAAGGCTCTAGAGAAGGCTGTTGAGTTTGCAGAAGCTGCTTAATGTTTATCGTTACCATCACTTAATGCTAATATACCAGTATTTTTTATT